AAAAGTATCATTCTCTTGTGATGCACCATCCCAAATAGTTCCTGTTCTTGCAGCAACTTGTGGATTAGCTTTCATAATGCCTACCCAAGTAGTAAGTACCTCTTGATACGCATTACCGAATGGGAACAACCAACGACTTGTTTCCCAAAATCTTCTTTGTTCTGTTATGTCATATAGTAATTTTTTAGTTGTATCTACACCATAGCCCTTAGCCATTATTTCTATAAGTTCTGCATCAGCAATACCATCTTTAGCTGCTGGTATATTTTCCATTCTCTTAATAGTTTTTTTATTTAAATTTGCTTTCTTAGCACCAGCAACTATTTTGTCTTTTACTTCTTGTGTACTAATAGCAATTAAATCCTCTGACTTTTTCCAATAAGATGCTTTAAACACTGGAATACGAGATAGTGCATTAGTTGGTTGTGTCATAAACCACTTAAAACCATTTTCTGTAATTTTATCGTAGAAACTTTTATCTTCTATTCTGGGTGGTACTTTCCAATCTACATTATCAGGTAGTACACCATCTCCACCAAACTTCTCTATATACTTATTAAAAATATTTTTTTCATAAGCATCTACTTTTTTCTGTAATGCTTTAGCTTCTTTTTCTCCAAGCATATTTTTTTCTAGTAATTCTAAATCAGATTGTTTAGCTCCTATGTTTCTTGCTGTATCTAGGTTAATTGTTTTTCCATTAGCAGTTGTAAATTTGCCAGATATAACAACATTGTATAGATCAGGATTTACTGTCTTACCATCAACAGATAAGAACCCTTTAAGGTTATTTCTCATACCTTCAATAAATAAATTAACTGCTTCATCATACTCTTGTTTAGTTAAGCCACTTGATCCATCAAGTAACTTAAACATATTGCTATTACCTGCTGTCAAGTTAAGCATTGCTTCTCTAAGTTCGTTACCTGGAGTTTTTAAATCAATAGCGAGTTTTGCAAAGCCACCTGATACATCATCTGATAACTCTATAGCTGCAACTTTTTTTGTTATGGTATCTGTTCTAAGAAGATTTATCATTCTCCATTGACCTTCTTGCCAACCTTCTAGGTTTCTTAATTTATTAGCTGATTGATATTCTAATTTATTATTAAGAGCTACTCTTTGACCTTTAGTTACTTGTTTAGCAACATTTCCTGTAGATGATTCAGAAATACCTAATTTAAATGCAGTTGTATCTAACCAACCTTCTTTTGCATAACTTCCTCTAACATTAATGTTGTCATCAAAAATTCTAGCAAGTAGTCCAATAGGATGGTCTAATGCTCCTAATGCACCATTTGCTACAGCTCTTAATTGTTCTTCAGCTATAACCCTAATTGTCCAAGCTGGTCGTAATAGAACTAAGGGTTTAAATAATTTACTTACATAAAAATCAATTCCATTACCTACACCTGACTCACCAACAATTCCTAACAAATCTCTATACCGACCATTGAAACTTGAATCTAGTTTGTTTACAAGTTTAATAACTTGACTTGGATTTTGTAATTTAAGGTCTTGCGTAAGTGTTGATTCTAAAACATTTTTTGTAAAGAATGTTTTAGATACTTCATCAATTTGATTATCAGTCAAATTTTGAAATTCTTTATTACCTTTATCTCTTTGTTTTTTCCAAAACTGTCCGAATTGATCAGCTACACCACCAAATCTATTTAATTCTGGTAAATTTTTTGCAGTATCAGATTGTTCTTTTAAAGTGTTTCTTAAAACTGCAAACACATCTTTAACAAGTTTTTCATTTTTGCTTGTAAGTTTTCCTTCTTTTTTTAATTGATTTGTGTAAATAATTCTCAAATCTGAAAAATCATCTACTACTTGATTAATAATTGCTGCACCTCTACGAGCTGGGTTTTTTGTTTCTAGTTTATCAAGCTCTGTAATCATATCTTTTACTCGTTGACTACGATTTGTTGTTGTTCCTGCTGGATCAAGAAGTTTAAGAAACTTAGTATATTCAACAATTAAATTATCTGGATTGTTAGCACTAAGTTTTGTTTGGTACTGTGGACCAAAGTAGTCATCAATAGCTCTTCTAAAAGGTCCTATTTTCTGAACTTTAGGCACCATACCTTCTGTACCAACTGCTAACACTCTAGGTGTTAATATATTTTTAACTGCTGCTATTGCTGATTGTTCATCTAATCCATCAGCTAAACTAAATAGTTCTGTAGTAAATTTTGTAAATTCATCACTTAATGCTTCGTTTTTAATAACAAATTGATTAACTAAATTAAAGTTTGACTTTAATAATATTTCATCAGGTTTATCTTTATTGTTATATAAAAATATAGCTAGTTTATCACCTAACTTTCCATCAATAGCTTCTTTAGCAGATGTCTTACTAAAAGATTTTCTCATAAATCCATTTAGTAAACCAAGACTGTCAGCACCTTCATCAGTAAGAGTAAGCATACTTTTACCTGCTTTAACACCCTTAACAGCTTTACCCGCCCAAAAAGTTGGGTCAAGTAAATTAAGACCTAAGTCAATAAGACCTGTATAAAAATCATAAGCTCTATCTTCAGGACCTGCAATAAACTCTAAGGGCTTAAACAACACACGACCTGGAGTCATATGTGGACTTTTACCTCTAGCAATTAATGCAGCTGCTCTGTCACCATCAAACTGTGCAACTTTCTCTTGTTCAAATACTTGGTCAAATACATTAACTCCTAAAGAAGAAGCAGCTAGTTGTCTAGCTCGTATAGGGTCTGCACCTTTATCAATTAAATCTTTGTATGTTTGTGTTTTCTCTGGATCAGTAGATTGAAACAAGGCAGTACCTAAATCAACTTTCTGCCCTTTTTCTTTAGCTTCTCTCCAATAGGCAAAAGGTTCTATCTGTGCTTTTTTATATGCTTCAGAAAATGTTGCACCTTGTTGTACTAATCCAATAGTTCTAATAGGTTCTGCAATAACATTTTCATACAACGATCTAACACCTAACAATCCACCTTTAAGTGCTAACTCTGCAAATCCACCTGTATCAGGATTTACATTAAATTGTTCAAAGACTGCATTTTTGATTGCACCATAAGTTTTCTCCTTAGCTTTACTAAAGAAGTCTGTTAGACCTTCTACAAAAGAATCATCTGATTGTGCTTTAGTAGCTTGTACCATAACTGATGCAGGTATGTTTGCACTTTGTTGGTTTATAGAACTAAGTCTGTTTGCCTCATCTGGAGTAACCATTATAAGAACTCTAGTAAACTGTCATCACCTGTTTCTAGCCAACTGTCATAAACAAAGTTTCTAATCTCTTCGGCTTGTAATACTTGATTTGTTGCTGGAGGACTAATACCAGGACCAAAATCTAGTCCAGAAGTAACTGGCTCACTAGGTCTTTGTGTACTTGCAAACACATCCATTTGTGGCATTGCCTGTTTAGGAGCTTGTGGCTGTGGTAAATCTGTAACTTTAGGCAAACCACCAGTAGCAGCAACTTGTTCTTTAATCTCTTTACCTTCACCAAAAGTAGTACCAGCAGTTAAACCTGCAACCATACCACCTGGATTTCTTCCTATTGATCTGGAAGAACCATTAAAATTATTTTTATTTAAACCTTTGTTACTCGGTGATCTCGCCATCTTTATCCTCTTCTTCTTCAAAAAATTGAAATGATGAACTTATAACCATATAGCCAAATGGAAATACTAAAGGTGGAAGTTGGTCAATGTACATTTTGCCTCGTGGCTTAAATACATCTTCTTCTAAAATAATGTCATCACCAAGCTCATCAACATCTACTAAACAAAAATCTACAATCTCTTCAAACTTTTTATTAATTGACATTATGCACCTAACCCACCAAGTAGTTGAGCTATGCCTGGTGGAGGACCTTGTGGTGGCAAGGCACCTCCTCCAAGCAATTCTTGTTCAGCTGTTGGTATCTCTGGCTCTTCTGCTGTAAAGAACTTATCTAAGATATTTTGCATATCATCAGGATTCTTTCTTATCTGCACAACAGCCATAGTTGCTTTAGCATCACCCTGTTGGGCTTGTGCTAACAATGTATCAAACAATACACTGTCTGCTTTTTCTTTTGTAATTCTATCGTTAACTCTAACAAGGTTATCTAAACCATCTAGGTTTTCTTGTAGTGTTTGTCTATCAATAATACCAGCTTGTAGTAACTGTAAACCAGTAACAATTTTCTGTGGTTCATCATAACCAGCCATAGCTCCATAGACTCTTCGTGTCTTAAAGCTATTTGCTATATCTTTTGTTGGTTCATATGTTTCAGAGTAAAAAGTATTATCCATATATCCAGATAGTGATTTAGTAGAGCCACCATACATTTTCTGATCCCACTCTAATCTTTTAGCATCAATCATCTCTATAGCATCAGCCATAACTGTGTGATACTCTCTAATCATAAGTGACATAGATGCACCTAACTCTTCAAGTCCTCTACCAGTAGCAAAACTAAGTGGTGACTGTGAATCATCAGATACAGGGTAAGAACCACCAACACGAAGTTGTCGTTCTATTCTATCTATCTGTTGGAAAATCTGATAAGGAACATTAGATGCTGGTTTAGAAACTTGTGTACCTGGAGCTAGATAGTTAACAGCGAATCTACCTTTACGATATTGTCCTGATTCTATCTCTCCAGAAATGTTTGTTTCTGTAAACACGGCATCTTCCATTGCTATTATTGACATCACATTAATCTTTGCCATAGAAGCCATAAGTCCTATGATCTGGTCATACTGTCCTTGCAATCTGTCAAAAGCAAATTTCTTTGCAATAACAAATGCAGGTCCACTATCAAGTGGATTTGGTATGAAGTCAAGAATAGTTGCAGAGGTCATATGGAAAATGTATGTACCTTCTTCATTGTAATACTCTGCTATTAAGTCGCCCTCACCATTTGAGTTTGCCCAAGAGCCGTTATAAGAATCTGTGTATGCAGAAGCATAAGCATTACCAACACCTAGAGTGTTTATTTGATAAGGGTCTTTAGACATAATTTTGTCTGAAAACTTAGGATAAACTTTT